AACAAACCCCCAAATTCTTACTTCTATCTCTTCAGTTGTTAGGTTTAACTTCGTCAATCTTTTTCTCCAATATTGGTGCTACTAAGTATTCAGGGCAAGTCTGAGTAAATTGGCATCTAGGTTTCTGACAAGGTTCAGCATGAAAGTTATCTGGGTTCTGACAAAAGTAGCGGTACTTTTCGTCACATCCATGTAGCATAAAAGCTACAAAAATCAATAGGTATCTCATGCTTTGATGTCCACAGACTTAGCCCATTGAGTCTTAATCTCTTGGGCTTTCTGTTGTTGTTGAGCTTGTTGGGTTAACTCTGCCAGACGCTTCATATTCTGTTGGTGGATCACTCGGTGAGCCTCTGACAACATTTGAGCATTCTGTTGGTAAGTGGTGATTCTCATTTGCCCAACCCAACCTTTCCAAGTAAAAGATTAACAATTCTGTCTGACAGATCATCAGGAAGGAACTTTAGAAAGCCCAAGAAATAAAGTGCCACAAGCCCGTAGACAAAGATTTTTAAGCACAAGTCAAAGGTTTTCTGGTACTCATTCACCGACCACACCTTCTAGTTGCTTCACAGAATGTCATCAGCTCATTTACACCAACAAACACCAAAAACAAAACAAAGAAAATGCCACCAATGAGAAGCCCCATTTCAAGTTGTTCTTGCTCTTTCTGCTTGGCTGCTTTCTCTGCTTTCTTTAATGCGCTTATCTCTTTAGCATCTGCTAAATCCATCTCAGCTTGACGAGCTTTAATCTTGTTCCAAACGTCAATCTTGCCTGTCTGCATGAAGAGCATCTTTAACTCTTCCTCAAACGCTCTGGCTTGTTCTAAAGCCATCTCAATCTGCAAGGCTGTTCCCATATTGGAACCTTTGCCAGACTGTTTGGCTTGAAGCATGGCCTTGGTAGCAGTTGACTTGGCATCAAAAAGTTTGCCAATCATTGGCGCAAGTGAGCCTAGGTCTTGGGCAACACCTGCCGCCTTTTTGACCATGCTGATTGCCGACTGTATGCCAGCTAGAGCCGTGATTGGATCAATCATTTTTTCTCAACCTTTTGCCACTCAAGGCATACTACCTTTCGGTTGTAAACATCACCTGTCCATGCCCACCTGACACAACGATATTCAGTTTTGTCTTTACTAGATGCCACCAATGTAAACAACATTGATAACATTAGTAACCATTTCACGGGAAAGCCCAAATTATTATGTAACTACAAAACACAATGAAGGCAGAAAAACAGACTGCAGCAAAGAATGCAAGCAGCCAGTCTTTCATTTTATCTAAACAAATCAAAAAGCCCTTGAACTGGCTTTTGAGGTATGAATTGGTCAGGGTTTGTAGTTGCTTCTGTCATAGCTTGACCCATTGCAGTACCCATACCACCAGCACCTTGCAGTTGCTCACCAAGTAAGAATCTAGTTCCACCTTGGCTAGAAAGTGCATTAGCTAATCTGTTTGCTCCAACTGGTACAGCAGCAGCAGATGCGGCACTAATTAGTCCAGTTCCAAACCCACCCATGCCCAAGCCTTCAGCAAGTTGACCACCAAGGCCAAAGCCACCAGCGATACCAGTTCCACCCGCTACATAAGGTAACAGTGCTGCGCCAGTTGCAGGTGCGACTTTAGGTGTAACAGCACCACGGGTTGTATCAACAATGTCTCTCAACAAAGTTACTTCATCTAGCAATGCAGGATTATCTGCAAATGCAACACGCTGTGCAGTTGGACTATCTGGTCTACCAAGATTCAGAGTTCTTGTAAATGCAGGTGCTGAGAATCCAGTAGCCGCATCAGGATTAATAGCTCTGTTTCTAGCTTCATTCAGGATAGAGTATTGAGCAGCTTGTTTACCAGTTGGTGACATCAAACTAAAAGCAAGTTCTGCCGTAGCAGGATTCTTGTCAAAGCTAAACCCTTGAGCTACCAAATCAATGTCGTTTTGCGGAGTCTTACTAGAAACAAGTTTGTAGATGTTTGTGTCTTGTCTGAAAGGCAAAACAGTTGCTTTAAATTGGTCCATTGCTTTTGTGTGTTGTGCGCCAGCAGGAGTAAATACTTTAGTGCCAGGCAAAAATTTATTAGCATTTGGCTCAATAAAAGGTGCAGCCCAAACATCAACGTCATCAGCCAAACCATTGTATAACTGATTAATTGAATTTAATTGCTTCTCACTATAAGAGCCTGGCACAAGACCCTTACGAACACGCTCCATTTCAGAAAATACTGTAGATTGCAAATCACGTAGCTCTTTATATGAGCCACCGCCATTTTGAATCAACGTATTTAGTTTCTCAATTGTTTTCTCAATGACGGGGGTCTGAGAAGTAGATGGAAATTGATTAATAACATCAACAGTAGCTTGGTTTGTATTACGCAATGGAATAATGTCATTGCCAGCCAATTCTTCTGCCCTTTTAAACTCAGGGCTAACATTGTCTTTTGCAGTCTTATATTGTTGGCGTAAATCATCGGCAATAATCTTTTTCTCTCCACCACTACTCATTCTTTCTGGCTTAAATTTTTCGGTAGTTTTCTCAATCAACTTTTTGACTTGATCTGCTTTAGTTTGATTGGAAGACTCTTTTGAGAATCCTAATTGACGCAACTTATCAATAGTCCCCGCACCTGGACCGCCAACATCACCAACATCTATATTGACACCACGTTGAGCTGCAGATTCAATAATTTGTCCAGTAACAGGATCACGATAACGTGTTCCAGAAGGAATATTTCCTGCACGAGCTGCAACTGCACTAGCAGGTAGACCTGTTGCCAAGTTAATTCCAAGCAAAGCTAGTGGATTTTGGACATCGTAAACATTACGAGCAATCTCAGCTGCACCAGTACCAACAGTAGCACCTGCTGCTTGAGCTACAGGTTGAGCCGCCAATCCACGACCAACAACTTGAGCAGTTAAATTAGGAGCTTGTTGCAATAAACCACCCGCACCACCCATAGCAGGAATACCTGCTACTGCACGAGTAACATTGGCAATGCCACGCTCAAAACCAGTTTGTGGTTGTGGCAAACCAAGCAAGTTTGCAAAGTTTGACATTGACTGACTAGGAGTTCCTAGTTGACTACCAGTAGCCCTGTTAATCAACATATTCAATGGTGATCCAACAATGTCAGCAACCTGTCCCAAACCTTCCATGCCATATCGAGCAGTTAAACCTACTTGACGGGCAATAGAATCTGTATTTTGCCTTACAGGTGCTTGTGGGACAACTTGCTTACCAAGTAATGCTGGATCAATATCACGATACCCAACATTTGGTTGATCTTGAGTTGCCATACCTCGCAAGTCAACTTTAGGACTTGGTTGACCAATCAATGAGGGATCAATATCTCTAAAAGTAGCCATCTTTGTACCTACAACTTTCTCAACATAGTCTTGCGTTTCTTTGAATGGAGGAACACCACCATACTTTTGGACATTGCCAGGTCCTGCGTTATAAGCCGCAGCAACCAATGTAGGATCTTGAAACTGTTGTGTTAGTTGGCTTAGATACTTAACACCACCTCGGATGTTATCTTTCCATTCCATTCTATTAACACCAAGATCTTTAGCAGTAGCCCCCATTAACTGCATAGGACCATAAGCACGATCACCAGTTTTGGTTTTAGGTCCTATAGCGTTAAAGTCGCCTTTAGATTCTGTTTCAACAATTTTCTGTACCAAAGAATAAGGAACGCCTTGCCTTTGGGCTTCTTGCCTAGCAAATTCGTAAACTTGTTCTCTGGTAGCCATTAGTTATAAACCCTAAAAATACCACTAGGCAGTTGATAAGCAGTTTTACCCTTATCAGGACCAGCAGTAACAGGAAAGCTTGGCAAATACTTACGCAACTTTGGATCTTCAAAAATAGATGAACTACCTTGAGGAGTTGTTGACCATTTTTCTACAACATTAGGAACAGGATTATTGGTTACATAGTTGTAATAATCCTTCTTACGCTGATTAGCAACACGAGTAAGATCTAAATAGTACTGTACTGCTTCTTTAGGATTCGTGATCTGTGGGCCACGAGAAGCACTAAATTGAATATCTTTGTCTGAAGTAGCTCCAACCAAGTCTTGAATATTTGCAGACGCAACATCAGCAACAGATTGCAAGAATAAAGGAGAGTCAACAGCAACTGCTTTAGCTCTATCACCACCAATTCCCAAGCCTGTTGCAATAGCCGCAGCTTCAGATTTAAACCCTGCAAACTTACCTGGCTCAAACGCACCACGATTAATAATGTTTTGTAGGTTTTGCAAACTAGCATCAGAACTTGTAGCCGCTTGGAAGCCTTTAAAAGCCGCTTCTCTAATAGGCTTATAGCCTTCAAAAGCTTGCACCTCAGAAGGAGACAAAGCAGTTGGCTGACCAATGGCAGCAGCTTCTGTCGTTCTTTGTGTTCTACCAGTTCCAGGAACAACAACATTAGTAGGTGTTGTTTGTAGTTGGGCTTGGCCTTTACCTAATTGCTCAGAATAATTTAATTGCTGAGTTGCAGCAGGAGCGCCAGGAATAACATTTGCAGAAATCATTCCAGAAGCATCAATTCCAAGCATTTGTCCAGGTCTGACTTCTGGTGGAGTAGTCAGAATCCTAGACTGCATATAGTTCTGCACAGGAGCCGCAGCATAACCACCAGTTAAAGGATTAAATTGAGATGTAATACCCTCTTTTTGTGTTGGCAAACCACGAATGATTTGCATATTAGGGTTCATCAACAAGTCGCCTTGGACTCTTGGTTGCAACGCAGTAATAGTTTCACGCATACCGCTTTGAGCAGCAGTAGGCAATGCCAATACATCTTGCAAAGCATTTTGTATATTGAATGGCAAACCTTGCGCTCTAGCGCCCTTGATTTGCTCTTGTTGAGCCAATTGATCTGGCGTAACAGGACCCATGTATTCAGGATTGGCTTCTTGGAATTTAGTAGGAGTGTACCTAGCTCGGAAACCTTCTAAAGACGCTTGATCTGCTTGAGCTTGTTGACTCTTACGCAACATATCTTGCATTGAGATTGCAGTAGCAGGGATGTCCGAGGCTGACTTAAAGCCAACACCAGGATCACCACTTAACAAACTACCAATCAAAAACTGTTGAGTAGCTTGCTTTTGCATTGCTGTTTTTTCAGCATCAGACAAGCCCGTCAATGCGGCATCAGATAACAACCCAATATTAAACATATAAATTCCTTATCTGAATAGACCAAACAAACCTTGGCCTGATGAAGAGGTTTGTTGCATACCAGAACCACCAGCAACATTAATACCCATTGCTTGATTGAGAATCTGCTGTTGCTCCAAAGGAAGATTGCGAATTGCATCAATTTGTTGTTGAGTGAATCCTTGTTGCAACAACCCTTGGTCACGCATTTGATTGGCTTGAGCAAAGCCAAGGTTTTGCAAGTTAGTGGCAGCACTAGCAAGTTGATTTGCAGCTACTGTTCTTTGCTGATTGGCTTGTAATCCTGCACCTTGATTTGCCAAATTAGATTGCAAGAAGTTTTGTGCATTAGCCAAAGCAATTTGGTTTTGAGCAGCTTGGTTTGCAAGGTTAGCTTGTTGTTGGTTTTGCGTATTAAGCTGACCAACATTAAAGTCATAACCTTGATTAGCTAGATTGGCTCTTAACATTGCCTCTTGATTAGCTTGTGATGCAGTCAAACCAGTTGCTTGATTAGCACGAGCCGCTTCCAAGGCCGCTTGCTGATTAGCCAAACCAAACTGACCAGCTAATTGCAATGACTGCTGAGTTGTCGCTAAGTCTTGAGCTTGGTTAAGTTGTTGTGATTGCATCTGACGAGCCAAATCTGCCTCAGAAGCACGTTGCGCTGCTTCATAAGCTTGAGCATTTTGTTGAGCAATCAATCGAGCCGCATTCTCTCCAAACGCACGATTAGTTTCTGCTTCTGCAACACCTTGGCGTGATCCACCAAAGGCTTTAGCCGCAGTAGCTTGAGCCGCAGTCTGTTGTTGTTGCAATTGGCGTGAACGCTCTAAATCTTGCAAGCTTTGATCTGTAACAGCCCTAGTAAATGGATTCATGTATTGTTCAATGTTCTGATTCAAGAATGAACCAGCACTAATATCACGAATATTTGCACGAGCTTCTGGCGCAATTTGCCTTAATGCTTCAGAGGCAACATTAGCACCAGAAACACGATCTGCCGCAATACGATCTGCAGCAAGACGTTCTGCAGCAACATCACGAACTGCACCACGCCCCAACTGAGCCGCTGGAGACAAAGCGGCTTGCACATCACGAGATGCTACTTGTTGTGGCTGATATGTGGCTCCTTGTCTTAGCAAATTAGCCGCTTCAGTAGCAAACAAAGATGGTGAACTATATGGACTAGCGTACAGTCTATTTAAATTAAAAGCTTGTTGTTGGTCAGCATTAAACCCTGCAAATTGACGAGGTCCTAAGTTAGACGCTACATTTTGTGCGCTTTGATAATTTTGTAAATATAGATCACGCAGTGCAGGATCTAATTGCGATGAACTTTCGCTTGAGCCGCCTAGAGACATATTATTCCCCTTGTATCCATTTAATTGCATCATCATGTGACGTAAAATAACGCCACATTTCCGTACTAGTTTCTCTCATTGCTTCTTGTCCTCTAAGCAATAAGACTATCATTGGTGCTATTTGTAATGAAATAATACGCAATGTGAGCGCATAGGCTCTGTCATTAGTATTACCATTTTCAAGTTCTACAGAGTCTTGCCAAGCATTTATACTCTGGATCACTAAAGGCATTAAAAATGACCTATTAGCGTTAAAGAACTCATTTGTAGGTAGCGTCACCAAAGCGTTCCAAAAGACAGCATCTATCTCTTTACGACTAGGCTCTTTATCTTTATCTACTAAGTCATCCCATAACTCAGCAATACTTGATAAAGCCACTAAAAAGTCTACAGCACTTTGGTTGCCACCAAACCATTCTAACAGTTTGGCATTTCTTATCTCACGCCATTCGTTAGTATCATGTTCTATCATAATATTTATACAAGAAAATAGCTAGTTTTACCGAAAACTGCCAAGTTTCCCATCAAATCTAATAGTTCCAAGACGCCAATCAGATAGGGTATTTCCTTCTATTTTGACTGCAATCTGCCTACCAGTAATTCTCAGAGAAGTAGGATTAACCATTGTGTATGGTCCATAACTATATTCTGTGCTTGTTGGATAGAACTTGGTACTAAATCTAGCCTTAACATCACCTAAGTTCTTTTCATCAGGAACTAATCCTGTCAAACTAATTGTTCTGTCTCCATTACCTATCTCTATTGGTCCTGACTCAGCAAATAATGTCTGACCATCATAGTCAAAGCCAACTTCATGCTCATAAACATATCCGTCTGTAGAAACCATAAGTGGATTATTGAAGATGCCACGATCTGTACCGCAAGTACGAGCTAATGTGCCAATAGCCCAATGATTCTCACGATAATTGTAGGAAACGTAAGAATCTATTTCATTAGATGCAGAACTTGGATAAAACCACCAAATTTCTCCAAATGTAGAGTTGTGAACACAATATACTTTTGATTGCTGTGTGGCATTCATATTACTGAACACGTAATCAGCCACATCTGATGTTAATGGCTTTACAAAACCATCATATATCCAGAATCCTGACCCAGACATCCAAATACAGGCATTATCAATAGTTGCTACTGCTTGCTTAGAAATAACACCACAACCCGTCCCTACACGTTCAAAACTATAGATAAATGGAGGACCAATGTATGTGGCAGTATGCACATCAACATCAGTAAACAAGATAGTAGCGCCTCGAATGCGTTTAGCGCATTGCAAAGAGCCAACTGTAGTTAACTCAAAGTCTCCAGCTTGGTTGGTGGCAGCAGGAGTCCATACAGTATTGTTTTCTTGGTCACACCATTGAACTTTACGAGGATTCCCACCTGCTCCTAATGCAAACAAGAATCGTTCTTGAGTAACAATCAGACCAGTACAGCTAGTTGGTGCGTTAGTAATGGCAGCCGCATCATTTGCGTTATTTAATTGCCATTCAAGTAACTTACCATCTTTAGATGAACAGGCAACCAAGTACTCACCAAAAGTATCTAAACTCCAAGTTGTGGCAGGAATGATTGATCCCAAGTCTGGTCTAGCAACACCATAGGCAGAAGATCCATAAAATCCATAGCCATAACCAATCTTTACTATGGCATCTGGATCTCCAACAGTAAAAGTTGCAGGAGTAATGTCTGTCAAAGCACCTGATTCACTCATTGCATAAAGCTTGGAATGCGTACCAATTCCAATTCTACGAGTAGAGGTATTGTCTTTCCAGTTTAACAAGCCCCTAGCCATGCCAGACAATTGGTTAGTAGACCGCTTACGCCATCCACCTACTGGACGTATAGTATTTTCGTACCAACGTACCAAATTTGAGCCGTTCCAACGCCCTTTAGACTGATATTCAGTCCCATTTTTGTATACGCCTGGAGGAATTTGTAGTGGAATGTAAGCCATATCTGCATTCTATAGCGTAGGTAGGTTAGACACAAAGCTTATTGTAGCAATTACAGATGGAATTGATGGTCTAGTTGGTGTTGAACTCGCAACGTAATGTTCAATATATGCCCCAACGTCACTTGTTCTCCAAACAATTTCAACATAATCATTTGCATTTAAATCAACAAAGAAATTTAAAGCACAAATAGTATGAAATGGATCTCCTGCGGCTTTTCTTGGAGCTAACCCATATCTACTGTTAGATTTGTCTATGTTTGTGCCATTTTTTCTAAACCAAATGTCTATATCTTGAGAATTATTGGTTGTATTTATTAATTGCATAGAAAACTGAATGTTATAAATTCCTGAGTCTGTAACATTAAGTCTTGAGCTGTTTGATAAAGTGACCCCATTTGCGAAATCAGTTGTATCAAAAGTTATAGGGTAAGCAGTCGTTGTGTTGGCAGCAATCTGATCTGTTCCATCTTGAAAAGCCCCGTAAGGATTATTCAAGTACTTGCCACCCCTTGGGCCAATGACAGACTGTATCGAATTTACTAACTTGGTAAAAAACAACCTCAAAAGTCCATTGTTTTGATTCTGGACACTTTGAGAATAAACATTTCCCGATGTACCCAAACTAGGTATAGCAGGAATGTCTAACTGTTGCTTTTTATTAGCCATTACTTTTTAAGCCAAGTCTGCCAGACAGCACCAGCAGCCATGATTAACGCACCCACCCACAGAATAGGCTTGGCAGCAGAAGCAATCCATCCCAAGACTTTAAAAGCCCCATCAAGGGCCTTTATAGCCTCTACTAGACCTTTAGTGTTCTGGTCTATGCTATCTACCTTGGTTTCAACTTCAACCAATCTATCGTAGATTTGCTTGTGGGTGACTTCGTTTTCCATTACTCACTCCGTTGGTGCGTCTTTTGGCACTTGCGCTTCAGCCTGTTCTTTGATTTTAAGAATCAGAGGCCACACGCCTGACTTGCTTGGTAACTCACCAAGAGTCTGCAATACAAAGTTAATCTCGTTAACGTCTAGTTCTAGCTTCATGCTTGACCCCAAGGTGTTCCAGAAGCCGTTACTGGTGCTTTCTGCAAAGCAATCTGAGCCGCTAGAGCATCTTCTGTGGCTTGTTTATCAACTGATTCCCATACCCAATTTAAAACCTCTGCTTCAGTAACTGAGGCATAAGGGATTGTGGGTGTTCCTGCTTGCCAAGATGCAGTGGAGTAGATGGAAGCCGTATAGTCTCCATCAACCGCAGTTGCAGTCCAGTGCGCACAGGAAATGAAACCATCAGAAGTTTGATAGTCAGTTTGGGTGATTTTCCATGTGTATGCAATAGTCATGTTAGTCCTTAAAGGTTAGCGGCATCAAGTCGTGCCTTGAGTGATTCAATGATTGCTTGTTGCTCTTGGTGCGCTTTAATTAGAAGTGGAATTAACTTGCTGTAATCAACTCCCCAAGTTGTTTCGATTTCTTCTCCGTCATCGCCAACAGCAACTGCTTGAGGGGCAATATTGACCAATTCTTGAGCAATAACACCAAACTCAACAACAGCATCATCATGCTTCCAGCCGTGAGACACAATGCGAATCTGGTCAATCTTTGCCGATGCAGAGCCAGCGTCAACAATGTCTTTCTTCAGGCGAATGTCTGACGAAGTATTAAAAGCTGTGCCAGTATTTGAATAATCTATACTGCCAACAGTAGTTCCAGAATAAGTAAAAACAAGGGCATTAAACAAGCCAGAAGTAGTTTTGTTAATATTTATACGACCAGCTTGGTTAGAGTTGTTGTAAATTTCAACGGCATTACCAGCAATTGATGTTGAACCCACCAGCAAGTTACCGCCAGAGGTTATTCTGGCTCGTTCTGTGGCATTTGTTCTAAAAGCAAAATCGACATTATTTCCAGGGCCAATAATCGCAATACCTGTACCAGTTGGTTCAAGATTTATTTGTGCATTTGTGTTTCCTGATAAAGCGGCAACATTTAATTGTGAAATAGTATTGCTTTGAATGTGCAGAGGATTTGTAGGCGAAGTTGTGCCAATTCCAAGTCGCCCACTTGCATCCAGAGTCATCGCCTGAGTAAAGGTGATAGCGTTTCCTGCTGTGCCTGATGCGGCTACATACCAAGAATGACTTCCATCCATGTCATAACGAGCAGCACCGCCAGAACTGCTTGTGTATTTCCAACCAGCGTTGTAATAAGTGTTTGCGCCTTGGTAGAAATATCGCCCCGCAGATGCAATGACACTACCATTTGCTAGTTGGAAACCTATTGCACCACTCCAAGCACTCGGAGTAACTCCCAAGCCTAGATTGCCTGAGGTGTCAAGCCTCATCTTTTCCGTATTGTTTGTCAGAAATCCTGTTGGGTGATTGGTTGTAGTACCAAACGCCATTAAGCCATCAATTCCGTTGTAGTTAACAACAGCCCTAACAGCAGAATCGCTACGTTCAAAAGAAGCTATGTTTGCAGTGCTTGTGCCGCCAGTTCTAAATCGGGCAACTTGTGTGTCGCCAGTGCTAATTGCATCAACCTTATAAGCAGGCGAACTTGTACCAATACCAACACCAGTATCATTCAAACGCATAATTTCCCCATTTGCGGAGAAAATCAATTCGTTTGATGAACCTGCTGCGCCTTGGATTTTTGAATAGTTGTCGTTATTAGCGTTGTAAAAAAGAATGGGATTTCTAGACTTTAATGAAAAATTAGTTCCATCAAAAGTCAGTCCAGAGCCACTTGTCAGAACCTTTGAACCATTGAGATAGGTTACTCCGTTGGCTGTGCCTCCTGAGAGGGTTAGATTTCCAGACAGAGTCGCAGCTGCCGCAGCAACAGTTCCTGTCAGTGTCGGGCTGGCTGACAAAACATTGTTGCCAGTGCCCGTGCTTGTGCCAACACCAGTGCCGCCTTTAGTGACCTTCAGCAATGGACCTGCATCAAACAGTGCGTCAATGCTGTCCAGATCAGTATTGATCTTTGTTCCCCAGGTATCAGTGGATGCACCGACTTCGGGTTTTACAAGTGCTAGATTTGTGGTTGTTGTATCAGCCATTTTTCACCTCATGCGGCAATTTGCCAAGATTCACTATTATCCGCAACATCAGTCCAAGTTTCACTTGAATCGCTAATTGCAGTCCATGTTTCAGATACGTCTGTAATTTGTGTCCAAGTCTCATCAGTATCATTAATTCCTGTCCAAGTCTCAGATACAT